CTTGTATTTTGTCGAAGTTGAACCAATCGGGAGCCTTGAGCATGCTCACCTGGCATTGAGCCATCCACTGATGAAGCATGTCGATGTGAGGCTCGACGTTCATACCGCCGTTGAGGCGCGCCTTGATGACGCCGACCTTACCGATTGCGGTGAGGCTCATCTTCTTGATGAGGAAGTCACCCTCGAAGACCTTCCCCGAGTCGTCGGTGTACGTGAAGTAGAAGTCCTTCTCGAACACCAGCTTCTGCGCTTCGGTGGTCTTGTCGATAATCTTGATCTTGTTCTTGGCGTCCTCGGCGTTCTTCTCTTCTTCCTCAGTCATCGCCTTGCCGGTCGCCTCTGCAATTGCCTGGTTCGTGTTCATTCGCATTCTCCTCTCTGAAGAAACAGGCGGGGTGGTGCCTTTGTCAACACCACCCCGCCCTTCAAACTACTCGGACTCGTCCGTCATGCGCGTCGTCACGAAGGTGACGTTCTGCGCAACGATGCCGCGAGCCGTGATCGAGAAGCGGTAGCTCGCGGTCTTGACGTTGTGGAACGTGGCGATCGTCTTGGAACTGAGACGATCGAGGATGAACACGTCCACACCATCGGTGGTGAGGATGTTCTGCTCCAGCGGGAAGATGTTCTGCTGCTTGATCGAGCCGGGGGTATCGTCGGTCGACGGTCCCTTCGCGATCGTGCGGAACATCTGGCAGCCGAGAGTGACGCGGTAGCCGACAGGGACGAACTCGACGACTTCGAGATTGTCGAGCACTTCCACCGGCAGATACTGAATCTCCTCGCTGCCGTCCACACCCGAGGCGAAAGCCACGGGCGTGCCGTTGAAGACGAAGATGGCACGTGCACCAGAGAACGTCTTGGTGCCGGTGCCTTGCGGGAGTGCGTTGGGCATGGGACTCCTTCCTTTCTATCCCGTTCGCTTCGCCTACTGCGAAATCTGCGCCGGCACGATGTAGATGGTCTGGAGGATGAAGTTGATACCCTCCACCGGAGACACCGTTCCCGTCACGGTCAACACATCACCCGCCAGACTCGCGGTGATGTCTCGGAAGCCCGGCACGACGGCGCCATTGATGAACGAGTCGGCGATCTCGCCTTGCTGCCGCAGAGCATCGAGAACCACCTTCGAGTACGGCACGACCGTCTGCACATTGCTGAGCAGGCCGCGCGTACCGGTGTAGCGGTTCTCCAGTGCCGTGCGCCAGGTATAGGCGATGTCCTTCCACGCCTGCACCACCGACTCTTCGGTGTAGGCATCGTTGTTGTCCCGCGAGTACGTCGTGAGGCACCGGATGACGCGGATGCCGGCGGGAATCAACTCCAGCACGGTGATGCCGTTGAGGAGCAGATCGTTCGCGTCGTTGAGCACCGTCCAGTCGGCGGTGTTGGCGAGACCGAAGCCGCGCACGTACTTCCAGGTCAAGGGCTCGCCGAGCGGAGCACCTGCGCGCATGCACGCCAGCGAGAGGGCCGTGGCCCACTCGGGGAAGTTGGTGAACGTGCCCACCGCGGTGCCTTGCGTGGGGAAGTTCGGCGCCGACGTCGGCAGGTTGAGCTGCTGGATGACCATGACCGCGTTGAAGTCGTTGATCAGGTTCGCCTCGCTGATCGCAGGCGCCTTGCCCAGGTGCAGGCCGATCCACGCTTCACGCTCGGACTTGCCGATGGTCGAGCTATAGAACGCGCAGTGCGCATCGACCGCCGCCGCCACCGCGAGCGCGGTGTACGAATCGGTGACGATGTTGCCGTTCTGGTTCTCGCTCTGCGCGCCATCGGTGCTGGCGAGCGCCACGACTTGATTGACGCGCATCGTGCCGAGCAGCGCGATGGCGTTGATGAAGTTCGTGTTGCTGGTGACGCCGCGGAAGCCGCCGGACAGGTAGCTCGGCCCCTGCACGGTGGGCATACCCGCCGCGCCGCCCGCCGCCGCGTTCACGAGCTGCGACGTCGAGTTGATGTACGTCAGGAGGTCGAACTTGCCGGCGTAGAACGAAGCCGTCGACGTCTTGATGTCCACCGTGGTGGCGGGATCGAGACTGGTCGGCTTGAACTGGCCCGAGTTGCTGATGAGGGCCGTCGCCGTGTACTTGCCCGTGGCATTGATGGCCGTGAGCAAGTCCGCCAACGACCCGAAGTTGGCCAGGATGAGGTTCAGGTTGTCCGGCGTGGCACCCGTGACGGTCGTGGTGAGCGCACCGCCTGGTCCGGTCGTGATGGAGCACGTGGCCGCCGAGCCCGCACCCGTGTAGAGCAGCGTGAACTTGCCGATGTCGCCCAGCGAAGGCGAGACCTCGGTGGTCACCACACCGCCATCGAGGAACTTGATGGTGATGATGCGGCCCTGCGACGTCGCGCCGGCTGACACCTGCGCGCTGATGTTGTTGGTGTGGCGACCCCAGTCCTTCGAGGTGAGGAACAGTGCCGCACCCGTTGTGTTGACCGAAGGAGCGGTGGTTCCATCCGCGATGAGGCCGGTGTCGTCGAACGAAGTGGCTGCGCTGCCCACCGCGCCGATGAAGCCCGTGCCGCTGGGCGAGCCACCACTGGCCACACGGTAAATCCAGAAGCCCTGGTTGCCCGCCACCGTGGTCCAGGCAATGCGGTTGAAGTTGGTCGCGGTGAGGATGGCCGCGCCAGTGGCGGAAGAGGCCACCGCACCTCCGAGCGCTGCCGTAGTGCCGCCGTTGAGCAACGCCACAACCGCGTAGGTGTAGTTGGTGGTGCCTGGCGTGCCTTGCTGCGTGATCCCCGCGCCAGTGACGTTTGTGATGCCACCCGTGCCGTTGAGCGCGAGCGAGGCAGCCGTCGACTGGTTGACCTTGACGGTCACCAGGAGCGAAGCGCCGCCACCGATGCGCGGATCGTTGCCCGGCTGGAACGCGATCTGTGCGGCCTCTGCCAGCGGGCCGCTTCGGTAATACTTGATGGCCGGCGCGGCGGACGTCCACGTCTGAATGACGTTGGGCTGCCCGCCATCGGCCTCACCGACCGCAGCGACCACACCAACGCCCGACAACAGGACGTTCTGGAAGCCGCTGGCGTCGATCTTGGTCGCGGCGCCAGGCCGAACCAGCACGGCGCCGTTGAACAACACTTTTTGCGACATGACCTAGCTCCCCAGGCTGCGCGACGCCTTGAAGATTTCGTCCCACTTCTCCATCGTGGCCTGTTGCACGGTCGTGGAGCGGCGCCGCGCAGCCTGGGCACCCGGATCCATGATGCCGCGGACCGAGAAGTAGACCTCGATCGGCACTGCATCCGGGTGGTCATGCTCCAGCTGGAGCTGGCGCTCGCGCTCGACCATCTCCGGCGTCTTGATGGCCGGGAACATGTCGCCACGATACTGCTTGCCGAGCGCGCCGACCGGCGCCGGATCCGGCTTGCGGACCTCGACCACCGGCTCTTCCGCCACCGGCTTCGACATGTCCTTCGTGGGCTCGTCCTCGCCGATGTCCTCCTTGCTGGCCACCAGCTCGCCCTTGATCTCCATCTTCTCGTACGGACCCGTGACTTCGTCGTGATGCTCGGCGGTGGGGGCCGCCTCGACGACTTCATGGGTATCTTTCTGCGGCGCCGCGCCCGCCGGGGCTTCTTGCTCCGGCTTCGCCTGCGGCGTCGTCTCTTCGTTTTCCGCCATCGGGAGCCTCCTAGTTGAGAAATGTATCACGTCGGGCACTGTTTCAGAAGCTGCCCGTCCCGTCGCTACGTACCGTCGACCTTGTCAACCACCTGTTGCAGCATCTGCTTGAAGTTGATGCCGGCAGGAACGCCCGTCTTCGGCATATAGAAGTCGAAGACCGTCTGGAAGTTCGCGTTGAGCTGCCGCGCGTAGCTCCAGTTGGGGTACACCGCCGTATCGAAGCTGATGGCACCTCCGCTCAGTGTGAGATTGCGCATGTCCGCGTAGTTTTCGAGGTGGAACTTGTTGGCGAACAAGATGAACCAGACCACGCGGTACAGAAGAAGTGTTGTCGTTGGGTCATCGGTGATGATGATGACCTCCAACTTCGCGTCGATGTTGGAGCCCACCAACTCCTCACTCGACATTGCTGCAAGATCACGATGAACCATCATATGGTGGAGCACCTGCTCGCCTGCCTCACCCTCTTCGGCGTTGTGGATGGCAATAATCGGAAGCGGGTACTCCTTACGCGGGAAGTTCTTCCTCACCTCGAACTTTGTGTTGGCAAAGTATTCTTTGATCAACGCAAGGAGGTTGGTCTCGTTGCCGGCCTCATCCAGCGTTCCGTAATACCGGAAGAACGAGAAGATGTTCTCGAAAATGTCGCTCGTCGGGTCCTTCGCCGCCGCGTTCAAATTCTGAAGTGCAAAGGTGAGAAGATCCTGCAAGATCATCTCGGTCGGCCGATGGCCAGACAGATCCTTCTTCAGCGCCTCTTGAGGCGTGGGCAGCTCCGGGTCGTCGGCGTACTGATCTCCCGGATTGGAAGGATCTCCTCCCTGATTCACGATTCGGCTATGTGTTGTCATCGTCGCCCTTCTTCAGAAAGTCGCGGACAATCCGCATCACGTTTTCGGTCAAATCGTGCACGAGCATCTGCGCGGCATGGATGCCAGCGAAGCCTGGATGAATCCAGCTCTTGGAAGGGGAGAAGATCGAGATTCGACGGAACGTACGGTATCCTTCGCCCGTCTTCACCATACCCGATGTGTGGACATCAGGATGCACGCGCCCAGCCTCAAGGCGCGCTTGGATACCATCGCTCTTTGAACCAGCGGCTGCGCGGTCGAGCGCGCCCTTGATGCCACGCGGAACGTCTTTGCCAGCGTGGCTGAAGGCGACGTCAATATAGAGGGCGCCATCCTTCGCCGTCTTCACCGAGCCACTGGCGAGCATACCGGCCTTGATGTCGAAGCTCGGGTAGCCCTCTTCCAAGCCTTCGGCGATCTCGTTGTCCATACGGGCGCTGACTTCGAGGGGGTTGTCCTTCACCTCGATCTTCAATCCCGCTTTGTACAGACGTGCGTTCTCGGGTCCGAGGTGCTGGTCGGCGTACGTGCCGAAACGATCCTCGATCAAGGATTGAGCAGCCTGAAAGGCTTTGAAGACGCTCTTGCGTCCACGCTCCGCAGCCTTCTTCGCAGCCGATTCAAACCCGGCTGAAGGGATTCGTGTATTTGGCTTCCGGGGCATCCTTGCTCTCGTCACGGACCAAAAAGTCGAGCCGTGCGAGGCCCTGGATGGGCAACACAACGGTCTGATCGAGAGAAGTGCCCTGCTTTACGCGACGCTCACGGTGTTGGTGCACAAGATCCGTGATGATGTACACCGGCCGATGCGTGTGCACGATGGTGTACCACTCACCATCGGCTGGCCTTCTCTTCTTGTTCTTCGTCCACTCGATGAAGCCGTCCTTGGTGATGTCGAAGTCGGTCCCCGCCTTGTATGTGGTCGTGCTCGTGCGGAGCAACTGCACGGTGAGGATCGGATACTTCGGCTTGTCGATGAGCGAGTTCTTCATGCGCTGCCGGACATCCGACGTGCGCACTTTGTTGTTGATGATCGTGATGCGGTCGCCGTACGAAATCGCGTTCTCCGGCAACGCGGTGATCAGCGAGGAGCCGGACTTAAACTGGCCCTGGATGTAGAACTGCTGTTGCAGGTTGGCCGCCTGCACGATCATCGACACCTGTTGCGGGTCGAAGAACAGCATCCCGTGCAGACAGATGGTGCACGCAGGGTTGTGGTCACCGTTGGCGATCACGTTGGGGCACAGCGCCGCCTTCTCCCACAGCACGTTCGGGTGCTGCGCCTGGATCATCGCCTTGATGGCGTCCAGCTGGACGGGCGACAGCTGCGCCCAGTTGAACATCTGTGGAGCCACAGGCTGCGTCACCTGTGGTTGCTGAACAAACGGGTCCTTCGGCGGCTGGATGCCTGCCGTGGGCACACCATCGATGTACCCTTCGATGCCAATGTCAACACCTGGACCGCCAGGCGTGATCACAGCGCCGTCACCCGTGCGCACACTGAGCTTGCTCGGGTCGACAGTCGGCGGCGCCGGCACCGGGTTCTTCGGAGGCATCAGCCCGCGCCTCCGAGCGACGTCAGAGCAAGACCACGGTGCTCCTTCTTGAGGGACCAGAGCAGACCATCCTGGTCACCGCCCGTCTTGTTCGTGGGGTCGCCCCACAAGTCCTTCGCGTACTGCACGATGCGCGAAGTGAAGACCGCGCCCATCTGGCCGTTGTTGATGAAGCTCTCGCTCTGTGAAAGCCCATCCACGCTCACGGAGCGCGAGACCACACCCGGTCCGTAGAGCATGTCGCCTACGATGGCGAGGATGTCGATGCACGCCTTCTTGCAGACCGCGTCCACCAGCTGGTTGGGCACCTTGCCCGGCTCCCAACCACTCGTGTAGTAGCAGTGGAAGAGCTGCGGGAGGTACTGGAGGTTGCGGTAGATGATGGGGAGGTACGTACCACCTTGCCCCAACAGCGCTTGCGCCAGCGAACCACCGCTCGGCACGATCTGGATTTGCCCACCGTTCCTGTCAACACGAAGCCACTCGTTGGGGAACGTGAAGAGGTAGTTGCCGGTCGGGTAGATCGCGACCACTTGCTGCACCGACTTCACAGGGAAGCGGTTCACCTTGAGGAAGCTGTACTGCAAAAAGTCGCTCGCGAAATAGTCGTGAGGCTCATCGGAGATGACCTCGTCGAAGATCGCCAGCCCCGTCTCATCACGCACGTAATTGATGGCCAGCTGGAGATAGTAGTCGAAGAACTCGTCGCTCACGCCGTTGATCTGGATGCCGATGAGGTAGACGTTCTTCAGAAGATTGACGTTCAGATTCTTGAGGTCGAACGTGCCGCCTCGAACCTGCCCATCGAACTGCATTACCGTCGGACCAGGCATGCTTGCTCCTTAGCCCTTCATCATCCAGCCGACGTGGCGAAGCCGGCGATTGGTGCGGCTGTGGCGGTTCTTGAACAGCTTCAGCTCCTTCTTCCACTGCGGATAGCGCGCGCCAAACAGAGCTTGCTCGACGCCCACCCTGTTGCGCACGATGACGTAACCACCTTCGGAACGCTGGAAGGGAAGGTTGACGCCGCCAACACGGTCCGGGTGGATGCTGGTGAGGTAATCCACCGGTCCGCTGAAGTTCATGTTGTCCCACTCTGGCAACACAAAGTTGGACAGAGTGCACTTCCTACCCATCACCTCGATGATGTTGCCATCATCCGTCTCCACAGGATCACAGGCTTCATAGGCCACCTGTTGGTAGACGTGACCGTCAAGCACGAGCTTGCCGCCGGTATCGACCCAGTAGTTCGCCCACGGGTCCACCATGGCCTCGATCGCTTCGTGCGACAGCACTGAGCAAACGGAGTTGGCGCCTTCGAGCATCTGAGCGCCATTGTCCAGTGACGGAGAAGCAAAGACCCATCCCCGGATGTAGCCGTCCGGGGACAGGTCATGATAGCCCTCGATACCTTCGTCGCCTTTCTCCGGGTCGTCCGCCAAGTACATAACGTTCGACTTCGGAGGAGGTGTTGACTTCCCGATGAACGTCAAGGTCGGCGCCACCATTCTGCGGCTCGGGGCTACTTGTTGCGCGAGCTGCTGGTGGACCGCCTCGGTCATGACGGCGGCATCGTTGTCACCGATGCGCTTCGAGACGTTCTGTACGAAGATGACCATGGGCTCCCTCCAGATCACTCCGACTACTTGCTCTTCTTCTTGCCCTTCTTCTTGCGCTTCTTCTTCGCCACGGGCTCGCTGGCGCCGTCCGTCTGCGCCTCCGGGTCCGCGACGTCTTCGTCTCCCAGGTCGTCGGCGATGCCGTCATCCTCATCGGAGTCGTCACCGTCGTCGCTCTCGTCCGCTTCGTCGCCCTCGTCTTCGGCGCTGGTGCTGAGACCGAGATCTTCCTCGTCCAGCTCCTCGTCGTCGACCTTCCCATCCACCTCTTCGTCCGGCTCCAGGCCAGAAACCTTCCAGCCGCGCGGCGCCATCGTGTTGATGATGTGCGCCACCTTGTTGCTCACTTCGGCATTGCCCTTCTTGTCGAACTTGATGGTGCCGAAGCGGCTGTTCTCGGCGGTCTGCCCAGCCAGGTGCGGAACGTGAACCTTCGCCATGGTGTCCTCGCTTTCTCGGTCTCAGAAGAACAGAAGGGGCGGCAGGGTTCGGGTGTCCTGCCGCCCCTCCCTCACCTCGTGTTGACGACTAGTCGTCGAGCACGTTGATGAAGATGACGTTCCTGCGCGGCGAGTACACGATCGGGGTGCCGTACAGGAGCTGCATCCAGCGAACCGACGCCGCCAGCGTGGCCAGCGGGATCTTGATCATCGGCGCCAGCTGCCGGAACGAGAGGTTCTGGAGGTTCATCTGGAGCATGAACGAGTTGCTGGTCGACGGCAGGTTCAGGTTCAGGTCGACGTAGGTCGTCGTCGCCGCGCCGCTGATGCGCGGGATGGCGACCATGAACTGCGCCTGGCCGATGGCGGTGTCCACCGAGCGGGTGCGGTAGATGTAGTAACCCGTGGCCGGGTCGCTGCCGCCGCCGTCGGTGATGGTGAGGGTGACCGAGTCGCCCGCCGCGACGGTGGCCGAAGCCGCCGCGTTGACGGCCGCCGACTCGCCGAAGCGGTTGATGGCGGTGACGCGGTAGAAGTACGTGGCGGCGTCGCCCGCGCGGAACTTCGAGCCCGTGACCGGGCCGGCGTTGTCGACCGAGGTGAAGGCCGACGGAGCCGACGGAGCGCGGGCGCTGGTGGCGCTGGCCGGCGCGAACTTCTGCGAGTTGTTCTTCCCCGAACGCAGGAAGATGTCGTTCTGGAAGTTGATCAGGCCCGCGTTGGTCTGCATGGCCGTGACCGCGAGGCCCACCTTGCCGTCGATTGCCGCCGGCAGGTTGACGCGCTCGCGCGGATAGAACTGCTTGGCCACGTCCGAGAGGGCGCGCGGCGCGAGGTAGAGGTCGGTCGGCACGCCGTAGTTCTCGACGACGATGTTGGCCGCCTCCTCCAGGGCGTCCTCGGTGAGCGGGCCACCGCGCATGTCGAGCACGTTGTTCGCCGCCGCGACCGGATCGTCCGTGATCTGCTTGTACAGACCGTCGAACTCCTCCGGCACGATGAGCGAGTTGCCCGTGAAGAGCTTGCGCTCGATCGACTCCAGCAGCTTGATCGCGCCGTTCTGCGTCTCCAGCGCGATGACGTTGCCGTGCGCCGGACGCACCAACATCTGCGGGTGCGTCACTTCCTTCTGGATGCCCATGAACTTCACCTGGGCAACCTTGCGCTCGTACGTCGCGTCGCTCGCCTGCGGCAGCTCACCCTCGCGGGTGAAGATGCCCGAGTCCGCGCCGTAGCTCGACTGGATCGTGTACTCCTCGACCGTCGAGAAGGCCGGCAGCTTCGGCAGCGCTCGCCACAGCTTGATGTTGGCCTGCGTGAACGTGACGATGCGCAGCGTGGCTTCCAGCGACTCCATACGGAGCGCGGCACCGCCGAATTGGCCGGGGCTCTGGTAGCCGGCGCTGAGCGCCTTGTTGATGTCCTCGACCTGGCCGAACGGGTTCATGCCGAACCCGGACGCGCCCTCGTAGTCCTTCAGGCTGACTCCACCGTACATGGTGTTCTCCTTTCGACTTTCAGGCTCGCCTAGTGGAGGCTGCCCTGAATTTGTTCACGGACGGACGGCGGCAGAACGTCGAGCGACTTGCTCATCTCGAATTCCGTCACCAGCTCCGCCTTGATCTTGCCGCTCGTGGCGAGCTGGACGAGGACGTCCATCGACTTGCGATAGGTCTCCTCGTCCATCGTCTCCCCGGCGCCCTCCGGCTGCTCGAACTCGCGTTCGACGATGTCCCCCTTGTGAAGGATCGTCTTGCCGCGCGCCACCATCGGCGTGCTGGCGAGAGCCTTGCGCAGCTTGCGCATCTCCTTCCGGTTCTCGACGACCTCCTGGCCGAGGAGCATGAAGCCCTTGGCGAGGGTCTGGTTGAAGTTCTGCTGCTCGACGCGCCCGATGCGCACCGACTTGGTGAGCTGCGCGTGCGAGTCGCTGATGCTGTCCACCAGCTGCTCGATGAACTCGGAGCCGTCGATCACCTCGCGGTTCCCCGGATCCGCGAGCAGCCCCTTCTTGATGGTGTTGTCTTCGTGCAGCGACTTCTTGACCGACTTGCCGCTCTTCTTGCTCTTGCCCTTCTTGACGGGCTTGGGCGACTCGCCGATCGACTCTTCGGCGGACAGCTCGTCCGAGGTCTCGGCCGACGACTCTTCGTCGCTCGACTCGTCCGCCTTGCCCTTCTTGACGGATTTGCCCTTCTTCTTGGACATGGCCATCGGCGGCGAGGACTCCTCGTCGCTCGACTCCTCCGACGACTCTTCCGAGGACTCTTCGTCGCTCATCTCGTCGTCGGCCTTGTTGACGGACTCCTCGTCCGACTCTTCGGCGCGATGACGCCCCTTCTTGACGGTCTTCTTGGGCTCGGCGTCTTCGCTCGCCGAGACCTGAAGCTCGTCTCCATCACCCTCGGTCGCGAAGCCGCCATCGGCGTCTCGCATCTCCTTGGGCACGGCCGCCTTCTCCACCTTGCTGAGGGCCTTGAGCAGCCTCTTCTCGGTGGTTCCAGCGGCCGACTTCTTCATCTTCTTGTTCATTGGCCGCTCCTTGTTGATCAGCCGTAGAGGCCGATGACGAACGCCTTCGTCGTCACGCCGGTGATCTGGAGGATCGTCTGCGCCGTGCCGCCCGGCGGCGTGCGCGTCACGGTGACGGTGTTGGACGCGACCGCGCTGCACGCGATCACGTCACCAGGGTTCAGCTCGCACTCGAACTCCTGCACGTTGTTCGGGCCGGCGGCGTCCGAGATCGCGACGAGGGTCTGGCCACCCGCGCCGGGACGGATGTCGTTGAACGTGCCCGCGACGCCCGCCGGCTGGTACTGAGCCGTCGGCGAGGTCTGCGCGACACCGTCCGGGACGGTGAACGACTCGCTGACGCCAACGCTGAAGAGCGGGCGCGTCGCGGAGTCGAGGATGATGAGCGGATGTCCGATGACGGTACCCATGGTGTTCTCCTTTGTCCTTTACTTCGTGACCGCCGACCCCTTGGTCGCGATCAGGTGGATTTTGGTGACGGTGTTGGCAGCAGCTGCCGGAAAGGTAACCGCGAACGGCGTGGTCCCCGACTGCGCCATCTGCCAAACGAACACCTTGACGGTGCCGGGCGAGGAGCCCGGACCGCAGGTGACGAAGGCAGCGGCGTTGGTGGGCGCTTGCGCCAGGCACGCAACCGCCTCCATCTTGATCTGCTCACCATCACGCGGAGGGTACGCGCCGATCTGGAACTCGGCGGACGGACCCGTGATGGTGAGCGGGGTGTTGATGTCGCCGAACCCCAGCATCCCGAATTCTTGGGAGCCGTTGCCGAGGAGCGGCGTCTGATCTTTGGACATTAGCTTGCTCCTTTTCTCGTGTTCAGATGAAAGTAGAAAGACGCGCGATGCGTCGGCACGTCTCCATGCTGTACTGCGGGCGGAGACGACGCAGAAGCGCGACGCTCTCTTCCATGCTCAGCATCCCCTTCTGCACCCCCTTCCGCTTGTGCGTGACCAGCTTCTTCGTCTTGCCGCCTTCCAGGCTCTGCTTGCGCAGCGCCGCGCCACCGTACTGGCCGGGGTTGCCGTGTCCCGCACACAGAGCCTTCTGCGCCTTGTCGAAGCGCTCCTCGATCTCTTCGGCTGAAGCGAACGCCTTCGAGACGAGGTCCCAGGTGCACTCTGTGTTGACGGGGCAGTTGGTGACGGCGACGTTGCGAACCTTGGCGCGGATGATGCGGTTGTCGTGGCCGCGCTCCAGCACCTTGCCTTCGATGCTGAAACCCAGCCGGCGTGTCGTATTGGCGAGGGCCTTTGCCAACACAACGATTTTCTCTGCGGGCGGGTAGCCACGCAGAAGATGTCCTTCGGTGTACCAACCGCGGTCCTCGTGCAGCTCTGCCCGGCTCGGGATGCCCACGATGTCGACGGTGGCCTGCTTGTGGTTGTCGTTGAAGTAGCCGTGCTGAATGAACTCGCTGAAGTCGAGCCCCTTCTGCACAACGACCTCATCCTGACGGTCCACAGCTTCGGTGGAGCAGTAGCCGCGGATCTTGTAGCCCGCGTCGGCTTCTGCTTCACCCTCATCGGAGTCTTCATCGAGCCCGCCCTTGACCACCGTCAGCTCGACGGTGTTGGGCACGAAGTAAGAAAACTCCCCTTTGTCGAGAATCTGCTCAACGATGGCCCGGCTGGTTCTCAATTTCGCACCCCTTTCGAACAACTCTATGAAATCACGGCAAAAGAATCAAGCAGCTTTCACCATCATCGGGCGCTGCGGCAGCTGACGATGGTGCTTCTTGAACCACGGCGCGTACGAAGGGAACTCCACAGAACGCTCGGCGCCCTGGCTGATGATTCGCCAGGGTAGACGATGTGGGTACTCCAGCACCCATTCGAGCCGGCGCGCGCAATGCTCGGCGAAGATGGGCTCCAAAAGAGGGCAGATCGCACCCTTGAAGTCCTTCACCGTGAGTTTCGACACCTCACGTAGCAACGCCGGGTCGTACCACTGCCAATAGAACAGGTATTGATGGAACACGTTGCGCGTACCGCGAAAGGTCAAGCCGAGCGCGAAGCTGTTGTCGATGGCCGCCAATGGCAACACATGCTTCGGCCTGATCAGCACGTTCTTGCCATGACGATCACGGCTGTTGCCCAAGAGGTCGAGCAGTGATAGGCGCTTCCACGCCTGCTTGGGAGCCGCCGCAAAGCAGACCCGACGCAGATTGGGGAGGAAGTCCTCGCGCTCCTTGTTGAAGAGCTTGGCGTCGTACTGGCGCACGTGGAAGCCCGGCACGAAGAGCTGCGCTGACCAGACGTGCCCATTGAGCTTGATCGTGTACGTCTCGGGCACCACGCCTGGATAGATGAGCTGCGAGAAGTGGTAGAACGCCTCCTCACAGTATGGGGCGCGCTCTGTGCGCTGCCGGCGAAACACGCCACCTTCCATCTGTGGCTTAATGACCGCCTTGTACCCGTTCTCGTAGACCGCCAGACGCGCGCCGAAGCGCCCCTCGCCGATCTTCTTCGGCTTGGCACTCGGCTTCATCGTCTTCACGGTCTTCTCGAACTCGGTCATGACTGCCGTTCCCCTTTCAACGCTTGAGAGCACTGGTCCAACGCTTGCTGCACGCTCTCAACCTCTTCCTTGGTGAGATGTGGTGACAAAATCATCAAGTCCATCCAGAGCTGTTTGATCTTTTCCTTCAGCTCCATGTACCGGAACTTGATCATCTTGTCCGTGCCCATGGCCCACCTCACTCACATTCGTGGTCTGCCAACAAGCGATCGAACGGGGAGACCTCCACCGACTTGTGCAAACCACGCCACACCAACTTCCCGTTGTCGTCGAAACCGTAGCCAGCCACCAGCTCCTGCAATGTGCAGCGGCAGAACGGATGCACCGAGTCGAGCACCGGCCGCCATTCCGTAGCCGCACTGCCTGTCAACACAGGGCGATTTGCCTTGCGCCCATGGTTCGTACCGTTGGCCACGAGGTCACTCAGCCGGAAGATGCGCGGCGTCTTGCCGTCCGCCTCCAGGTAGAGGATCTTGCAGTACGGACACGCATCCGGGCGCGGACGCTTGTAGACCAGCGGGTCCTTCTCATTCGAGCGCTCGCGAATCGCTGACGCCTTGCCTTCCTGAATCCAGTTGTTCATCTCCGTGGCCGCGAAGATGGTCCAATCGCGACGGAGGTCTTGCGTAGCCTGGCGCAGCTTCGCGGCCACATCACGCACGCCTTCGCGGCGCGCAGCGCCTTCTGACGTGATCTTGGCGACTGCGTGGTCTCGCAGCCGGCGCACGTGGCGGTCGGCATCTGCCAGCGTCTTCTGGAAGCGCCGCTGAAGGTCGAGCGTCATGCCATTCACGTGGCTCACCATGTGCTCGGTGACGTCGCGAATGGTTGACTGGTCACGCGCGCTCAAGCTCGACGCGGCGCTGTTGAGGAACGCCATGAAGGCGCCCAAACTGATGGTCTCGTCCTGCTCCGGTCCCTGCTTGCCGGCGAGCAGCCCGTACTCGTAAGCGCGCTTGATCAAGGACGTGCGCGGACCGTGCAGCTTGCCCTTGGCACGCAAGCGCGACAGGTCTTCCGGCTCGATGGCGATGTCACCACCAAGTTCCACCATGAACAAGAGGTGCGTGTCCCGGATCAAGTCCGAGATGTCGCGCACCTGCTTCTTACTGAGCAGGCGTGAGGCCATGTTCTTCCTTCACTGCCGCGAGGGGCGTGCGCTTGAATTTGCGAAACTCCTGGATGACCAGCTCCGCCGTGCCGAAGAGGCCCATCTTCTTCTGGTCGCTCAGCTGCGTCCACTCCGACTCGTCCTTCAGCCAGTGCGGAACGGTGACGCCGAACTTCGCGCACCAGTAGCGCAGCGCCGGCCGAACATGCTCGACGTAGTTTTTGCGTGCGCTGGCGTTGTCTGGAACGACGTCCTTGATGAACGGACGCGCGTAGTAGCGGAGCTGACGCGCCAGCTCTTCCTTGCTGGCAATGTGCAGAACCATCGACGGCGTGACCAGCTTGAGCCGCTTCTTGCCCGTCTTGTGGTCCGTCGTCGTGAGGGCCTGGAAGTGGTCCTCTTTGTAGTTGCGCTTGTCGATGAAGTTCACGACTGCTCCTCACGAAGCTTCAGTGCCAATGCCACCAGCGACACCGCCGAACACAAGGCGTCGTGTAGATGTAGCCCAGGAGCAGCTTCGTAGACCTTGTCTGGGTACGGATGTTCCACATTGTGAACACCCATAGGAACCAACAGCTCCTGCGTGACCTTAGCGCGGAACCGTTCGTTGGTCAGGAGACTAGAAAGGAACTCGTCGTCAGTTTTCATGCGCGCACCTTCTTCGCCTTTTTCGTTTGCTTCTTTTTCGGCAGCGCGAGCTTCGGCTTGCGCTTGTCCTTCTCGTCCACGGTCTGTGGGCGCTCGTCATCAGCGCGGTCCTTGCGCTCCACCGATTGTGTTGGCGGTGTGCTCTCGACCTTCTTGAGGTACTGGAGGCGCGTCTTCAGCTTCTCCAGCTTCTCCTTGACCTGGGGGTCGTTCTTGTCCAGCTCCTGCTTCGTGACCTTCATGAGCGCTTCCACACCAGCAATGCGCTGCCCGAGCTGGTCACGCGCGCGCTGCTCGCGCCACTTCTTGCGGTCCTTCACCTTGTCGAACTCGGCCGTCAAGTGCGGCCCGAGCTGCTTGCGCGCTTCCTTGTTGACCTCGACATCCGTCAAGTTCTTGTCGGCGAGCAATGCTGCCACGAGGTCTTCACCGGAGTGCATCGACGCCGCAATCTCGGCGAAGTTGCGATCGTGGTCCTCGGTGTACATCTTGCGCGTCTTGCGGTGATACTCATCCGGCGACACACCACCAAGCAGCGCCTTGATCTTCTCCTGCGCGTCGTCTTCCCACGTCTTGTCATCACCGAGAAGTGCATCGGACAACACTTGCTTGTTCGCAATCTTCTCTTCGATGACCGGGTCGTAGGTGCCGGCCATCGACATCGACGTCATGCGCACGATGTTCTTCTGCTGGAGACGCTGCACGCGCGCGATGCTCTGGCGCTTGTCGGCAGGCGTCCATGGGTTGTCCAGCCAGATCATGTGATTCGCGGCCTTCTGAAGATTCAAGCCAGCGCCACCTGACTTGATGCCGATCATCACGATCTTGATCTTGCCTTCGTTGACCGCTTGCTGGATGTACTGACGGTCCTTCTGCGACGTCTCCTGGCTAATGACGGCGGCCTGGTTGTCCGTGTCAACACCGGCCTGACGAAGACGACGCTGAAGCAGCTGGAACGCTGAGGTGAGCGCACCGAAGACCACCACAGGCTCGCCGTTACGACCCCACCCGCCGTTGAAGTGCTCCTTGATCTCGTTGACGGCCAGGTCGAGCTTCG